TATCTACACCAAACTTTTTTTTCATTTGACGTTTATTATCAAAGAAGCAAGTTTCGATAGAATTACTAAACATATATCTATCATCATTCCAAGATAGTGTTCCTACCTTTTGATTATCGTCTTCGACAATCCAAAATTTATCTTTTAATACAGGTTTTGCTTTCAATGTCATTTAGGGTACCTTGCTTGTAATGGTTCTGCATAATGTTGTGCTTGGTCTGCAATACGTTGCATATCCCATTTAGCACAGAACTTCATAAGACGCATACCTACTTGTGTAATGTCTTTAGGCTCTACTTCTGCAATAGTGTTATTAATTATCTCTCTAATGTCTGCAGGTTGTGCAGTCAAATCACACAATGTCACGTTACGATTGTAATCGTCTAGTACACGATGCTCTTCACCGTTATGATCTACCCAACGCTGCAACATCATATTGTTCCAGTTGTAACCTTTTGTAGCCTTATCTTCAAATGCTTCTATTAAACCTACTTTATTCTTAGTGCCTTTCTTACGCACACCTGGATATGCACTAAACACGTTATCGCTAGTGTCGCCACGCATACACTTTTCAAACAACATAAAGTCAGGCTGTGGAGCAGGTTTTGCTTCCTTAGTTTTCTTATCAATTACAGGTGTACCTTTATCTGTAAAGTAACCTTCGTGTGTAATAGTAGTATTGCTAACGCCATTATACTGTTTTACATTAGGAGCAATTAGTTGTGCAAAGTCACCGTCTGTACTAATAATAATATGATTGTCATCGGGGTGTGCCTGTACCCAACCTGCAATCAAATCATCTGCTTCTAGTTGCGGATGACGTATAACAGTACAGTTAGTCTTCTCAGTAACAAAGTTTTTAAACTCGTCAAAGATTTCCCAAAATGCTGTATCTTCTTCTTGCTGTGTAGGAGTAAGTGCATCACGTGCTTCTTGTCGATTGCGCTTGTAAGGTTTGTAATAATCCTTGCGCCAGCTACGTCCTTCTAAACAAAACACTACGTGATCTGCATTAAAGTCAGTCCAAGCCTTTTTTACACTGTTAAGTGTAATGTGTAGTGCCATACCTACTTTAGTATCAATGTCGCCACGTACTACGTGACGAGCTCTAAAGAAAGTGTTTGCTGTATCTACTAATACATATGTACTCATTGTATTACCTTGTATTGTGTTAATTTAAATATAGTATAACATACTTGCATACAAGTGTCAACTAACTTCTGACTTTCCTTTAGCAATTGGTACTACATTAATGTATCCTGCACCTCTATCAGTGCTTTGTCCCTCTGCTTCTAACATATTGTAAACAATATCACGGAACCAACGATCTACAATTTCTTCTTCTGGATCGTTGTCTACACCGTAGCCTGCTTCGATTAACTGTGCAATAAAGTATTTGTTCCAGTCAAGTTCAAAAAATCCGTTACGAACATTATCTTCGTTTACTTTAACATCGAGTACATTTACCCAAGGCTCTTTGCGTCTAGTAGCGTATTCTTTAGGATCTTTCTTTTTAAGAAATTCTAATTTTTCTTGTTCAAACTTTTCTTTTTCTTCTTCAGCCTTTTTATCTTTTACAATCTTATTCCACCAACCCATTATAGTTGCCTCCTTACTTTTTCATATTGTTCTTCAGTAATTTGTTTACCCTGAAGGATTTTGTAATCTTCTTCACTAAGTCCCCCAGGCATTCCCGAATAGTGATATATGGAGTCTTGGGGTAAATCGCCATCCTTCTGCCATACACGCTTCGGCAACGTCTTTAACGTTGAGGGAATATTCTTCACTGCGTCCGCCCAACGGCATAAGGTATACCGGACATTGTACCCCGGCAGTTCTGTAAGCGTCCACAGCAGCTTTAACTTCTGCAAAATCAGATTGAGTAGCGACAACAAACTTGAAATAAATGTCACTACCGTTAACAGTACTATACTGATGAGCGACAACAGGCAGGATAGCAGTATCCCAAGGTTCTCCGCTAACACTAAGTTTCGGGGAACAACTCCACGTGATTGTAAATCGTTCTTGAGTGTTAAGATACTCGTAAAACTCCGAGTGTAAAGGTTGTGTAGTGTTTGTTTCAAATGTGACATTTTTAAGATCCTGCATACGTGGATGTTCAAATAGATCAATGTAGAGTCTTTGCCACGCTAACAAAGGTTCTCCACCAGTCAAGATTAGATGAACGTCTTGACCATTATCCTGTACCCACTTACCGTTAGGAGTAAGTGATAGCAAATGTTCGACTACTTCGTCAACAGTTGCCTGTCGATTAAAGTGTTTAAACTCTGGATAGATACTTGCATATGTATCACAGCCTGTGTGAATGATAGGCAAATCTTCAAACTTTTCAGTTGTTTCGTGTACCTTAGCATCAATTAATGCTTTTACTTCTGCATTATAACGATTGCCTTCTTTGTGCTGTTCCCAACGATCTTTTTTAGTATCAACACCAAAGTTCATACAACGAAAGTTACAACCAAAGGTGCGTAGGAATACACTAGGTACTCCTACAAACTTGCCTTCGCCTTGCACACTATAAAATGCTTCTGAATATCTTAGTTTCATTGCTGGCTTTCTATTAACTGCTTCATATGACGGATAACCTTTTTCAAATACTGGAGCCTCCATTAGCAGCTAAACTCCTGTTGTAGTTTAATGTTGTCAAAGAACTCTTTCTTTGTACCGAGATCATCTTTAAACGCACCACGTAGTACAGTTGTTTGCGTTAGCGAACTATGTGCCATAATACCACGGTTCTCGCAACAACCGTGTGTTGCTTGAATATACACACCTAAGTGTTCTGCACCAGTTGCCTTTGCAATCTCACGTGCAATATCATTTGCAAGTTCTTCTTGCAGTGTGCCGCGTCTAGCACACCACTGTGCAATGCGTGTGTATTTGCTAAGACCAATTAGTTTTTCGCTTGCAATAATACCAATGTATGCTACACCCCCTACTGGCTGGTGATGATGCGAACACATACTTTTTAGTTCTGAACGAACTACTAGCATACCTTCGTAGCGTTCGTCTGAGTCATTTGGAAATGCAGTTGCACTTGGAATAGGATCATAACGTCCTGCCATAATCTCATTAAAATACATCTTAGCAAGGCGTCTTGCTGTACCTTTTGAGTTAGGATCATTGTGTCGATCAATAACAAGTGCATCTAACACTTGTTCAAATGCTACAGTAGCATCTTCGATAAGTTCTTCCTTATCACCTTTCTGCAACACTTCTGAAATGTTGTCGCCAGCCCAATAGCGGATGCCAGCTTCTTCTAGTTTTGTTTTAATTTGTAATGCTTTGCTCATTTATATCTCCGATGTTAAGGCAGAGGATTGCCGTGTACACTGCATAATATACTATACAGTATACACTTATTTAGGTTACTTGTCAAGTATATTACACAAAATATTTGTCTAACATTTCTAGGCGATCATTTGCAGTTGCCATTTTATCAAGTTCTTCTTGGATAGCTTCTACAATATCACTATGTTCGCCGATACCAACACTTTGATTCATATAAACCATAACGTTTGTTTTTGCTCTTTCAAGCTCGCCTTCGGCGTGCATCCGTGCTGCCTTAACTAACTGTTCTTTCAAAGTCATAATCCTTCCTTTAATTTATAATTTCCTTTGTTTGGGATGACGTGCCGCACACCGCCCCTTGGATCTTCCATATCACCCTTGCGGCGGGGTATAAGATGTACGTGTGGGTACATAATTGTTTGTCCAGCTTCTGCTCCGATGTTTTGTCCGATATTGTAAGCATCGCAGTAGCCTTTTTGAATCCAATCATATCCCCAGGCATAAGCTGCTTTATAACATTTAGACAAATGATCCCAATCTTCTACCTTAGGCACAAAAAGTACGTGGCCCTCGGTGACTGGAAAACCATCTTTAAAAACAGTAAATTCTCGTGTATCAACTAATACATCATTCCAAGGCACTTCATTAAACTGCATATTTTATCCTCCTATATTTTCCCAAGGATAAACTAGCCAAACATCTTCTTCTGCTTTGTTAACTTCGTGTACACTATATCGTACATTGCTGAAGTTACTACTTAAATTTTCTGTAATAGTTGCAAATCTTACATTAGCTAGGTCAGTGTTCCAAACAGTATTCCAAGCATCCACTTCATTCGGCAAACAACCACTTTGCCAATCTTCTTTAATCCAGTTAAACGTAGCACCTGTGTCGTTGATGTCATCTACAATAAGAATGTTTTTGCGTAGTTTATTGTCCCAGCGACAAGTTTCTTGTTCTTCTAGAGGAACATAACCAAACGCATCTTCTGCCATCCAGCAGTTAGATTCACTGCTTTCACCGTCGTAGTTATCACGCAAACTAACCTTTAGTGCTTCACAACGTACACCTAACATATTAGATAAAATAGTAGCAGGTACGTTGCCGCCTCGAGTAATACCTACAATATAGTCAGGACGCCAGTTGTCTTTGTACATCTGTAGAGCAATGTTTACACAGGCGTTCTCTACATCCTGCCACGAATAATAATGTTTCTTAATCATCTTTAGCACCTCTTGCTAGATATTCTTCATTGTGAATCCAACGGTAACCTGCATCTTGAATATTTTCAACTTTTTGTGCATGAACAAAACGCATAAATCCCCATTCTTTAACTTTACGTCCCATAAAGA